TGATCATGCAATTTTGATTGATCTGTTGCACCTACTGGTATAGAAGGTGTTGAACCATTACCATTAGAAAGGAGAGAACCTACTCCTGTTGTTAATTTATCTAATAATCCCATAGTTTATGTTTTTGTGTTTGTTATAAATATTTAATTTTATTGAATTTCTCGTTCTGCTGTATTAATGCCTTGTCCTACTTCGTTTCCACCCATTTCTATTACTGGTGATTTAGCTAAGATTTGTTGGTTTACTGCTATAAGTTGATCTACTTTAGCAATTAAAGCAGAATTATCTTGTCTTCCTCCTCCTTTTCCTCCACCCCCCATTAAATCGGTACCTGCTATAATAGAATCCTCTTTATCAAGTTGAATAGAACCTTTTGGACCTGAAACAATCATTTCACCCCCAGGACCAATAATACCATCTTTCATATTACCCTTAGCTTTTGATGTTGAAGCAGACATAAAAGAACCTACAGTAGCTATACCAGCAATAATACCAGCTATAGCTAAACCTAAAGTTGCCGCGGATGCAGCAGTTACCTCAGCTATTGCTCTTGCTGCAGCTGCAGTTCCCCTAGCTGCTTCTTTGGCAGCTAAAATACTAGATTTTAATATCATAGCTTGTTGAACTGTTTTTATAATAAGCATTGCAGTACCTATTCCCATTATAATACTTGCTAAATTCTCAGCTCCACCTACAAGAGTCATCATACCATCAATTAAACCTAAAATAGGTTCAGCAAAACTAACAAAAACCTCCTGAATTCTTAACATTATTCCTTCAAATCTTTCTGCTACAGATGCAGATTCTAACTGGGCAGCTAAAGCATCATTATCTAATTCAGCAGCAGCTTGTGCAGCTGACATCCCACTTTCTCTCATTCTATTATATTCCTTTTGAGCTTCACTCATATCTGATACTTGATCCCCAAAGGCATCTTGTAATTCATTTATTTTTTCTTGCTCAAAAATCATATCAGCTAATTGATCCCTATTTAATCCTAAAGCTTTAGCTGCTGCCTCTTGTGCTATAACATTTTTAGTAGCAAAGGCATTCATAATAGCCTCATTTTTCATAACTTCATCAGTCATTTTTGCCATATCACCTTGAAGGGCAAATTGTCTTGCTTTTTCTAGATTAATTTCTTTACCAAGTAATAATTCTGCTTCAAGTTCTGCAGCTATACTACCTTCAAAATCTAACATACTAGAGGCTATTTGATTAGCTGTCTCTAAACTAACACCTAAAGCCTTTGCAGACATTACTTGGTTAACTAATTCTTTTGAATTTCCTTTAAATGTTAATTGAAGTGCTTTTGAGGTTTTACCAATAGCATCTTGAACTTGTTTAAAGCTCATATTTAAACCCTTCTGATGGTTTAATTCTAAAGTTTGTTCATTTAATTCTTTTGTTAATGTTGTTGCCCTTTTTCCAGTTTTTAATGATTCTAATGCAAGAATTCCTTGGGTTTCAGCTGTCATTTTTGCTCTTTTTTCCAATGTAGCAAAATCTTTAGCCATTTGACCTGAAAATTTGACTGTTTGGCCAAAAAAAGCATTTAAATCCTTTTGGGTTTTCATTAATGCCTTAGAATTTAAAAGAATATCACCCGAGGATTTGGCTACTTCACTCATTTCTCCTCTAAGTTCTAGAGCATTATCATAAGATATCCCCATATCTTTTGCAAATTCCCCAGTATCTTTATCTACTTCTTTTAATGATTTAACTAATAAAGCAAATGCTCCTTGCATTATATTGGTAAAACTTACTGCTTCTTTTAAATTTTTACCAATTCCTTTCATTGTGTCTTTAAACACACTAGATTCTCCATTAGTTTTTATAAAATTTTCTCTAGCTTCTTCTATAGCAGATGCTATCCCCATTGAAGGAAGACCTGCTTTTTGCAAAGCGTTATCTAACCCTTTAGCTAATTGCCCCGCAATACCTAATTTTCTATTAAATTTATCTTCTAAATCAATTCTGTCCTGAATTTTGTTAATTAAATCTCCTTGAATTTGATTTCTATCTTTTAAAATATTAGCAGCAGCTATAGCTTGTTCTTTTTGTTCTTTAGTTAATTTTTTATTACTTTTTATTTGTTTAAGAATTGATCCTTCTTTTTTAAGATTAATTTTCATATCCTCCAATAAAGAAGCAGCACTATCCTTAGCTGCTCTTTGAGAAGATAAAGCTCTTTCTTTAATTTTTTCTAATTGTTTTTTGGATAAGGTATTAATTCCTACTTCTTCATCAGCTAATTTTCTAGCTTCTGAGGTAAGACTTCTCATTCCTTTTGTTAATTTATTTAATGAGCTGTTTTGTTTTTGGGAAATTTCTTTAGTTATTGATTCTAATGTTCCCTGGAGATCACCAAAAGTAGTATCTATTCTTCTAGCTTTAGATTCTACTCCCTCTAAAGAAGTTTCAAGCCTTTTAATTTCTTTATCAACATCTTTTACTTTATTAGGGTCCATTCCTTTAAAAGGATTTTTTTCTCCTAATTTATTATATTGTTTTTGGATTTGATCTAAAAGATCAGCTATTTCTTTTATTTTTTTAGGATCCGCTGCCATTAAAAATGTGTTTGTTATAAATATTAAAAAACACTATTTTTTAGCCCTTTGTGTTGAATAACTTGGTTTGCGCCCTGCTTTTTTAAAGGCTTGTTTTATATGAGGGGGAATAGGATCCCCTACTTTAGCAGATTGAGAATTATCTCCTTTAGAAGCTTTTTCATATGCTTCTTTTTCTTTTTCTTTCCAATCTATTATTTGAGAAATAGTAAATTTTCTTAACCATATGGGCATGTTGTAGACTGTAGGGTAATCATAACCACCATTCCCATGAAATAATATATCATGAATTGTTTGGAATAAATTTTTTCTATACTCCAGCGTCAGGCCAAAGAAACCCGGCAGTCATAGGCACAACAGCGTCCTCCTCTACACCATTATCCCCTACGTAATTAAATTTCATTACTATATCAGGTTGGGTTTCTCTAATATGCTCTCTAAATGCTCTAGAATCTCTAGCTAACATATAATTATCAACAAAATCTCTTATGTTTTTATTTTCTGAATCTCCATTTACTGAGGTAATCATATGTTTTAATCTTGTAGATAATTCAGGGGATGATTGCTTATTAATTTTTTTAAGACCTTTTACTTCAGCTTCTACTTTTTTTTCATCTTTATTTGTTAGAATTTTATAGGTAATTGCTGTATTTGTATGAGGTAAAGTGTAAGCAAATTCGTTTTGATCCTCTATCATTGTAGATTTATCTAAATACCTAGTTTCTAATTCAGTTAAATCAACACTAACATCTTCTCCAGAGTATTTAAATGAATAATCTTTACCATACCCCAAAATACGAGCTGCTATTAAAATAGCGTTTTTATCACCAACAATTAAATCATCGTAATTAATTTTTTTATCAACAATTAAGGATTTTAATAATTTATCAATTACTATTCCTTGTTTAATGTAATTTTGGTTAGTTAGAATATCCTCTTCTTTAGCAGTCATGTACTTCATTTCTACTTTTCCACTTGATAGAGGATTATCTTTAGGATAAACTAATCCTTTTGATGGTAATTCAACTTCTTCAGTTGGGAATTTAAATTCGCTCATAATCTATTATTTGTTATAACTAATTTGTCTATAATAAATACCAATGTAAAAAAAAGCTTGACCGAAGCCAAGCTATTTTTAAAAAAATATGTGAAAAATTTTAGAAATTTAATACTGCGTAATCAATAGATAATTCAACAGTTAAATTAACTGCGGTATCAACTGTATCCCAGTTATATTCACCAAAGTTAGTGTTAACTACAAATGCACCTTTTAAAATCCATTCTGAAACGATATCTCCTACAGGTCCTAAAACATCAATAGTTAAATCTTTCTTATAGAAATCAGAATAACCATCTCTACCTGTTACTGATTCGTGGTGTAATCTTACCCATTCCATTACCGCCTGAGCACCTGATGGTGTAATAGGATCAAATAATGTCATAGTCATATTTTGCCATGCTGATTTACCTTTAACTTTTCTTTCAACGTTTATATGATTAAGAGTTACTACTCCTTGTGCTAATGTTACTGCACTCATACCTTTAATCATGAAGCTTGGAATCCCATCCATGTAAAGGATGAATCTATTCGCTTGTTTAGGTTCAAACGCGGTAAAAAATATTTCATTGGGATCTAATACTGCCATTTTCTATTGTTTATTTTCAATTATAAATATTTAATTTTTCAGTTTTTATGCTGGGAAAGTAGCTC